ACTGTTAAAGAATATAGTTGGAGCTGTTGCACCTACATTAGGAACTGCTTTAGGTGGACCAATGGGAGGAATGGCAGCTAATATGATAGCTGATGTATTGGGCGTACCTAATACACCTAAAGCTATAGAAAAAGGAATAGCTGAAGCTACACCTGAACAAATGCTAGAACTTAAAAAAGCTGAACAAAACTTTGAAGTACAAATGAAAGAGCTTGATGTAGATGTATTTAAGCTAGANNNANNNGACGNACAAGANGCTAGNNNTAANTTCAGTAAAGACTGGACAGCTCGTATCATGGGTATAGCTGTTGTTGGTGGTTTTATGGGATACATATTTCTTGTTACTCTACAACCACCTGAGCAAAACTCTGAAGCTCTTATAAACCTTGTACTAGGATACCTTGGTGGGTTAGCAAGTGCTGTTATATCTTTTTACTTCGGAGCTTCTAACACACAGAAAGACTAATGAACGAAGCTGTAAGTCTTATAAATGAAATAGGTTTTCCTATTGCAGCAGCTTTAGGATTAGGCATGTTTATATGGAAACTTATCAATAGAATTATTGATGGGATGGAAACAAAACTAGATACTTTAGATGATAAAGTACAAACAGCTTTAGATACTATGGAAGAAAGAGTATCTACTAAACTTGACAGTCAGTATGGTATTATAGTTAGTTTGATTGATAGAGTAAGAGCATTAGATAATCAAAGCATTAGACAAGATGTTCTTTTAAAAACTTTACTAGGAGTACCAAATTTAGTAGACATAGATAAATTAGCAAAGGCAGATAGAGATGACCAAAGAAAAGATTAAGATTATACCAACATTTAAAAGTAATAAAGCTGAAAGAAACTGCAGGTTCTGTATGTTCTTTTGGACTATGTTAATTATGTTCTGGTCTGTAGGAAGTATAGCAGATGAAGTTGTATTTAAGTTTAAAAGTCCTAGCTTTAGTGGTATTAACTCATCATCACATTATCTTACAATTCAGAACCAAGAGTTTAATCGTAAAGAAGCTTTGAAGGCAGAGATAAAAGCACTTCAAGATGAGATAGAAAGAGACAAAGAGAATACAACACTTGCAAGGTTTATAAGGAACTTAGAGTCTAGAATATATGCACAGTTATCTAGACAGCTTGTAGATAATTTGTTTGGTGAGACTCCTAGCGATAGTGGTGTACTAGAATTAGAAGGCAACAGAATAGAATACAGTGTTGTCGATGGAATAATAACTTTAAACATAACGGATAGTGATGGTAATACAACGACTATATCTTTGCCTGTTGGCGATTTTTATTTCTAGTTGTGCAGTTATAAGTCATAACGAAGATTTAGTATTATCAAAGAAGATACAATCTCCGGACATATTAGAACTACAATCAGAAGAATTAAAGAATTTACCGGCAGCTTCAGTGATGCCGACTATAGCTATATACCCTAATAGCTTTAAAGATTTAACAGGGCAGAGAAGAAGTAATAGTACCTTTGCTTTATTTAGTACAGCTATTACACAAGCACCTGAAGCTTTTCTTATAAGAGCTTTTAAACATACATCAGGTGGAAAGTTTTTTAGAGTTGTAGAAAGGGTAGGCTTAGATGACCTAACAAAAGAAAGACAACTTATTAGAAGTACTCGTAAAGAGTTTAAAGAAGATAACAAGATGCAACCTTTGCTTTTTGCAGGGTTACTAGTTCAGGGTGGAGTGGTTAGTTACGAAGCTAATCTTAAGTCTGGAGGTGCTGGTGCTAGATACTTAGGGATAGGTAATAGTAAACAGTACAGAGAAGATACAGTTACGATATCGTTAAGATTAATATCTGTATCAACTGGAGAAGTGTTNATGGAAACATTAGTTTCTAAAAGCATTATATCCACAAGTATTTCTCAGGATATATTTCGTTTTATCGAACAGCAAACAGAGCTTGTAGAGATAGAAGGTGGTGTGGCTGAGAATGAGAGTGTTTCTATAGCTTTGCAAAAGGCAATAGAGACTGGGGTATTAAATATAATAAATATAGGAATAGAGAGAGGCTATTGGAAATATGAAAATATTAAAATTAATGAGCCTAGCTGTGATGATGAATGTATCACTGCTATACGGGGCTGATAACGAAATATATGTTGACCAATCAGGAGCTACAGCTAACATAGATTTAGAACAACTTGGTTCAGGTAATATTATTGGTGGTTTATTGTCTTCAGCAGGAAGCATGACTCCGCTAGATTTAGATGGGGTTACTATGACACTAGATATAAATCAAATAGGAGATGCTAATAAGTTTTTAGGTGATATATACGGTGATTCTGTAATAGGATTTTTTGAGTTTGATGGTGATAGTAATGTTTTTACTATACAAGGAGACCCAACAAATACTTTTGGTATCGATAACTCTAATTATAATGTTGATGTTACTGGAAGTTCTAACACATTTACGTTAGACCATGGTAAAACCGCATTAGCTGCAACACTAGATTTAGATTGGATTATTCAAGGTGATGATAACACTTTTGATTTCGATATAAATTATGATGGTGCTACTAACTATGTAGATGTTGATGGAGATGACAACACTGTAACCTTTACAGGTTCAGGTAAAGCAGGAGGTTACTTCTATCTTGACCAAACAGGAAACAGCAGAACATTTAACATACAACAAAAGAGTACAATTGATAATGACTGGCTTAAAATTATATCTAACGGTAATAATGGTACTGTTTGTGTCATTCAAAATGACCAAGGTACAGGCACAAGTTGCTAATATTGGAAACATAACAGAACTTAATGGAGCTGGAAGGGTAGTAAGAAAAGAAACTTTTCAAGCTTCATTAGATTTTAACATAAACAGTTTTGATAATGTTCAAACTTCTAACGGGAGATTGGGCATTACTTTTTTAGATGACAGTCAAGTTAGATTGACAGAACATTCAGAGTTAATTATAGATGAATTTATCTATGACCCTGACCCATCTAAATCTAAGATGGCACTTCAGTTTGCTAGTGGTACTGCAAGATTTATCACTGGTAAGTTAGCTACAATAGATAAAGAAAATATAATTATAAACACGCCTAGTGCTACGATAGCTATTCGTGGTACAGACTTTACAGTTACTGTAGATGAACTAGGTAGAAGTTTAGTTATATTATTACCGGACGATGATGGTCTTCCAAGTGGAGAGATTGTTGTCGCTACAGCTATGGGACAGGTAACACTTAACAAGCCTTACCAAGCTACTACAGTTTCAATGTACGAGACTGAACCAACCAAACCCGTTATCCTTGACTTGACCCTTGAGTTAATTGATAACATGTTAATAGTAAATCAACCACAGGAAATAGAACAAGAAGATGAGGGACAAGATGGAAATGGCGTTTCTAATATTCTTGATGTTGACTTCCTTGATTTCGATGATTTAGATACAGACTATCTTGCTAATGATGAGCTAGAGTTTACAGAGTTAGATATTAATTATCTTGATGTAAACTTTCTAGAAGATTTACTAAACATTATAGAAGACATAAATGAGTTAGATAATACTGAATCACTTTTAAGAACTGATATAGATTTAAAAGGAACTCAAGTAGGCTTTGACTCTAACACCCAAATCAACACATTCCTTAACGATAACCTTATAACTTTTTACAAGTCTTTAGAAGACACTGTAAGACTAGACTTAGATAGGTCAAACGCTTATACAGTTATCATGATTCAAAACGGTAAGAGTACTCAGGTCATTGTCAACGGTGGTGGAGACTCTACCATAAAAATAACTCAAGGAGACTAACATGAAGTGGTCATTAGTACTATTATCTTTACTAACTTTACCTTTGCTTTTTAACGCAGTCCCATTAGAAGTCTTGAGACTTAAAACCTTTGATGCTCTAGTGCCTGAGCAAAACGCTACAGGACATTTCACAATCCTTAACATTACCGAAGAAGACCTAGATGCTAAAGGAGGATACCCTCTACCTCGTCAAGACTTAGCAAAGATACATAAAGACATTATGGATGCAGGAGCTTATGGAGTTGGATGGGTCATGTTGTTTCCACATGCAGATAGAATGGGTGGAGATGATGAGTTTGCTTTAGAGCTTTCCAAGTCTGCAAGTGTTATAGCTATGCCTGAAATATCCAACGGGTTATATCCTGCTACTATAGGTACAGTTATCAAAGGACCAATAGTTTCTTTACCAAAAGCTCAAGGCTTCTTAGAGAATATAGAGCCTTTAAAACAATCAGCTAGTCAAGGTGCTATCTCTGCACCAGTAGATATAGATAACTTAGTAAGGCGTATACCTTTACTACAACAAACAGATAATGGGTGGGTTGCTTCCTTTGGAACAGAAGTTTTAAAAATACTAGGAGGTGGTCGGACTTATCAGATTGTAACAAATCTGAATGGAATTGAACAGGTTAGAGTAAGAGGCATTCCACCCGTTTCAACCGATAGTCTAGGACGTAAATGGATTAGTTGGGTCGATACACCACAGACTACATTAGATGAAATGGATGTTGAATCTACTTTTGTATTCGTAGGATTCACAGCTAAAGGAATATCACCACAAGTTGCAACACCTGTTGGACTACTAGAGCCTCATAAAATCCAAGCAGCTTTATCAGAAAGTATGTTAATGGATACACCTTACATACCCGACTATAGATTGGTTGTAGAACTTTTGATATTATTATCCTGTGGCTTCCTTACAGCTCTTCTAATAGCACGATTAGGTATAACAGGTGGAATCATATCAGTATTAATTTTAATGTTTTCTACAGCTTATTTAGGTTATAGTGTCATACAAAATAACATACTCATAGATGTTACTTGGAGTATGACAAGTATGACACTTATAGCTACTCTACAATTCTATCTAAACTTTAGAACACAGTTCAAGCTTAGACAACAAATTAAAAAACAATTTGAACATTACCTCGACCCAAGACAAGTCAAACAACTACAAGATAATCCTGAGCTTCTGAAGTTAGGCGGAGATAGAAGACGTTGTACGTTTTTATTCACAGACGTGCGTGGGTTTACAAGCTTGTCAGAGAAATTAGAACCCGAACAAGTTACAGAAATAATGAATAAGGCATTAACTATTCAAGCTAATGCAGTTAAAGAGTATGGTGGGATGGTAGATAANTATATTGGAGATGCAATGATGGCTATCTTCAATGCACCTATTGACCTTGAAGACCATGAGAATAAAGCAATCCAAACAGCGTTACGAATACACCGAGATATGGAAGAAGCCAACCTAGGAATAGAGATAGGTATCGGAATAAATACAGGAGAGGCAGTAATAGGTAATATGGGAAGTGATACAAGGTTTGATTACTCTGCTATTGGTGATGCTGTAAATTTAGCAGCAAGATTAGAAAGCTCTACTAAAGAGCTTGGGGAAGATATAGTAATAGGATACGACACAGCAATTAAAAGCACTGTACCCTTAACACTTTTAAAATCTATAAATGTTAAGGGTAAAGAAAATAAAGTCCAAACCTTTACTATTTCTCCGTCATAATCCTAGCACTTAAATAGTTTTCTACGTATCTGTGAATCTCGTCAAGCTTTAAAGTTGCTTCTCTAATTACTGTGTTTAAAGTATTAAACTCTTCTTTAGTTAAAAACTTTTCAAGGCTTGAAATATCTGTTGAGGTTCTTTCAGACACTAGCTTACCTGACCTATCATATAGGAGTCTGTAAGCTAGTACTTGTGCTTCTTTTCTTTTACTCATTTCTCTATTCCTGTAAAGGTAATTGAATCTTGTTTTCCACGTAGACCTGCTTTCATGTATGTAGTAGCTCTACCTTCAAAGAAGTTCTGATGCTCTACACCCATGACTTCATCAATCCAACCAAGTGGATTTTCTTTTTGGTCATAGTTAGTTTTAAGTCCAAGCTGAAGTAATCTTCTGTCTGCTATGTATCTGTTGTAAGCATACATATCTTTCTTAGTTAGTCCTTGTAAGTCACCCATCTCAAACACTAAGTCTAAGAACTTGTCTTCTAGTTCTACCATGTCTCTGCAGATTTGATAAAGCTCTGCTTTAAAATCATCTGTCCATATCTCTATGTTCTCTTGGATAAATTCTCTGAATAGTTTTGTCATTGCTTCAACATGCATTGACTCATCACGGATAGAGTAAGTAACTATCTGTCCCATACCTTTCATCTTACCGAACCTTGGGAAGTTTAAGAGGATTGCAAAACTAGAGAATAATTGCAACCCTTCTGTGAAGGCTGAATAAACAGCTAGTGTTTTAGCTATAGTTTTCTTATCAGATTTTAAAGGCTTAAACTCCCCAACGTAATCGTGCTTGTCAGACATTTCTTCGTACTCAGCAAAAGCTTTGTACTCTATTTCAGGCATACCTACAGTGTCTAACAATAAACTGTAAGCATCTTGGTGTATAGATTCCATGTTAGCAAAAGATGACATCATCATTCTTGCTTCAGGTTTCTTAAAGATAGGCATGTACTTGTCGACATATCCTGCACCAACATCTACATCAGACTGTGTAAACAATCTAAATATNTGTGTCAGTAAATGTTTTTCTTCAGGTGTAACATCCTGCCAATCTTTTACATCAGTGTGCAATGGAACTGATTCCGGCATCCAATGCATTTGGTTTTGTAGTTTGTAGTATTCATACATCCATGGATACTCAAACGGTTTATAATAATCTCTAGTTGTTGTTAANCTCATAACTTTTCCTTACCCTTCACAGGCGATACATTCCGAATCGTCTAAACGGATTCTTGGAATTTTTGTGTTTACATTTTCTACGTTTCTTGCTGCATTAGTTCTAAAGTAATACAACGATTTTAATTTATTCATACCATACCAGTGTACATCATTCACATACTGCATGTATTCATCATGCACTTCTTGTGGCTCTGTACTCTTAGGCAGTGTAAAGAATAAATTGACAGACTGTGCTTGACACACAAACTCCTGTCTTTGATGTGCATGTTCGACAATCCATATTTGGTTTATCTCATTTGCAGTTTTAAATATTTCTTTCTCATCATCAGTAAGTATATCTAAATGCTGTACTGAACCTTCGTTAGCTGAGATATCTTTCCAGATATTTTCTAATTCTTTACCAATAAACTTTTTAGACTTAAGAAGCTTTTCGAGATACTTGTTCTTAACTTGATAGCTCCCTGATAAAGTCTTATGAGTATAGCAGTTAGCCCTGAAAGGCTCAATAGAAGGGGAAGTGCCACTGCATATAATCCCACTACTAGCGTTAGGAGCAATAGCCATGAGGTTAGCGTTTCGCTTACCCGTCCCATGGATGTCAGGAGCTTCTCCTCTTTGAATAGCAAGTTCTTTAGTTGCTTCAGTTGCTCTAGTGTTGATGTAAAGAAATGCTTTATAGTTGAAGCCACTTGCATAAATACCTTCGAAAGGAATGTCCCTGCTTTGTAGATATGCATGAAAGCCCATTGCACCAAGCCCGATGCTTCTCTCTCTATATGCCGAATACGCAGACTTAGTATATCCTTCTTGACCTTCTCTAATATATTTCTGAAACCTTTTAAAATTTGCACTGTACTCTCCTAGTTGTTCTGTATCTACTGCGTTGTCAATGTAGTGCTGTAAAACATTGTCAAGCATGGTTATTAAATCTTGTATAAAGTTATCATCTTTTGACCAGTCATCAAAGTGTTCTAAGTTTACGGATGATAAACAACATACAGCTGTTCGTTCTTCGTCTGTCGGCAAAGTAATTTCTGAACACAGGTTACTTTGTCTTATCTTTAATCCTAAATCTTTCTGTGCTTTAGGTAAATATTTATTACAGGTGTCTATGTTGACCATGTAAGGTTCGCCTGTCTCTGCTCTAGCATGTATGATTTGCCACCATAAGTCTCTAGCATTTACTATCTTAATAGCTTCATTACTTTTAGGGTCAATCAATCTCCAGTCATCATCCTTTTCTACTGCTTCAAGGAAAGCATCTGTAATGTTTACACCGTTATGAATGTTGAGATTCTTTCTGTTGATGTCTCCACCTGATTCTTTTCTCATGTTTATAAACTCTTCAATCTCGGGATGACTTATATCCATGTAAGCTGCATAGCTACCACGTCTTGTTGTGCCTTGATTGAAGGCTAACATTTGTGAATCAACTACATGCATGAAAGGAATTGAGCCAGTAGAACGAGAGCCATGAGTAGTAGAAACACCATTGCTCCTAATATCGCCCCAATATCCACCGATGCCTCCACCTGAACTTGCCAACCATATATTCTCGTCATAGTGAGCAGATAAACCACCCCGACTATCAGGAACATAATTAAGGAAACAACTGATAGGAAGCCCACGACTTGTTCCCCCGTTGCTAAGTATAGGAGTGCTAAACATGAACCACCTAGCGGAACTGTAGTTGTAAAGTCTTTGAGCCAGTTCAAAATCTGTCTCCCCTTTGAAAGTTGCTCCGTAGACTGAGGCTCTTGCGAGGGCTTCTTGTGCATGTGTTTCTCCTTCCCAAAAATATCTATCTTTGAGTGTGTCAAGACTAAATTTATCAAATGTTTTTTCTTTATCGTAGTCTATTTCAATTCCTAAGTAAGGCTTAGTTCCTATTTTGTCTTCAATCATTTTCTTTATCCTGTAAATGTATTGCTATTATAGCATAGTGTACTATCTTTAGCAAGTCCATCTTGTTCTTACCACCCTTCTGTCCATATCGCATAGCATACTTCATGATGTTTCCCATGGCAAAACCCTCTCCATGTCCTGCATCTATTATCATATCAGTTGCCTGATACTTTCCATTAGAATAATGTAAGCCATACGTAGCATCTACATATCGTTGTAAGTCTTTTATTATTTCATCCTCATTAAATTTATAGTTCATCTTTTCTCCAGTTGTCAGGTAAAGTATTTTCACTATACCATATAAAATTATTCTTTTCAGCCCATTCAGCGTGGGTTCTTTTCGTTCCGTCTTTTCTTTTTTTAGCCTGTGGCATAGGTGCATAAGGACTTAAAAACAAAAACACTAGTTCTTGATTTGGCTTAAGTGCTTTACGCACCCACACATACTTATTGTATTCTTGGTAGTCCCAAAATCTACCTTTTGCTTCTAAAAGATATTCTTTGTTTCCTATTTTCTTTACAAAGTCAGGCTCATAATTATGCTCAACAATGTAAGGAACTTTATTTGTGTGGTGTTTCCACTCTTGTAAGATAGTACTGTGTAAGGTATGCTCCCACTTGGAATCATAACCTTTTGGTATATCTTTTTCTTTAGGTCTAATCTTTCGAGGTTTTCTAAAGCCGACCACTAGATAACATCCGAATAAGTAATGTCATCTATGTGTTTAGTTCTTAAAACTTTTTTGATTCTTTGAGCAAACCATCTAGGTGTGTATGCAGAAACCATAAGTTTGTTGTTAGCGTAGAAGTGTCTCTCTTCAGGTAAATACTTTTCATAGTTATCTACGCTTACTTTCTTTTGCTCTTCTGCAGTAAGCATACTTTTAAGCCACTCAACCACAAACTGTTTTGAAAGCTTTCGTACTTGCTTAGTTTTTATCTGTCTCATATGGATAACTCCTCAACCTTTGGTTCTTTAACAATCGTTGTAAAATATACAGGACCTTTAGCATACTTAAAAGCTCTTAATCCCTTACCTTCATTCGCATCTTTATGACACTCTATTTTGTGAGGACACCACCCACAGTTCTTAGCTAACTTCATGTTACCTGAAACACCTTCAGCTACAGGAGTATAACAAAACTCAGGAGGTGTGTCTTTAACTATAAGACCTTTGATGTTATCTATCTTAGAAACTATATTAGGTTTCTCCATATCATCAGGTATGTAGGTACATAGCTCTCCTGTTTCTTTATTCATAACAAGGAAGCCACCGTTATTTGTACCTTCTGCTTCTTCATAACCTGCAAGTTGTGATAGATATCCGAATGCATCGTCTTCACTTAGTGTGCCTTCTTTAAATTTCTTAAAGGCATATCCGGATGCAGTCTTTACATCTACTACTTCTCCATCTATCTTACAGTCCATGTGACCTTTGATTCCGTTTACAGTAATTTCTTTCTGCATATCTGTAAGCTTATGTCCTGAAAGTTTAACAAAGAATAAGAGTAAAACCTCAAGTAAATGTCCGTATAAGAATTTAATCTGTACGTTAGGCTGTAACTTTTCTGTTGTATCTGATTGAGTATGAGCATCATACCACAAACGTCTTTCAGGTTTACCTATGTTAGACATTCTAAGTGTTTCTTTATTTGTTCTATCTTGAGGGGTAGCCCAATGTTTAAGAGCATCTGCCATTTCTTTACCAAACTCTTCGTAGGTTTCTTCTGAAATATTCAACTCATTACCTTCTGTCAGAGAATCTAACAGGGCATAAATATCAGGTACTAAATTACTTAGCTTTTTCATTTTCTGCTTCCTTGAATGCTTTAATTACATCCGATGAGAATAATTTTTGTAGATTAACTAAAAACATTTTACTTGCGTTGTGGTCTCCACCACTCACAGTTCTAAATGTATCTGCTTTATCTACGATTGTTTTAAGTACATCTGTTTTAAAAACTAATGTGCAGAACTCGTTGTCTCCTACACATAGATTATGAAACCAGTAATCAGATTCAGTTGCTCTGATACCTGAAGGTTTACCGTATGATTCATATTCTATACAAATGTTTCCAGACTTTTGCCATAAATCTTTTTCAGATTTAACTTCTATTTTTTTATTGGTCATCATGTCTGCTATTTTTTCTTCTCTTATTGTACCATAAGCTAAGTCAATGTCAAACTTTTTTCTGTCTTCTTTTATTGGTTTCATTTTATATGCTCCACAAATTTTAATGCTCTTGTATGAGGATTAAATGTTAATAACTGAACTCCCATTTTTATTTGTTTCTTTGTTCTTTTATGAGAAGGAGCTAAGTTAGTTCCCTCTTCCCAGTTTGTTTTTCTACCACCTCTTGCATATAAAGTTTTTACATCTATTAAAACTGTTTTATTATCTTTTAATGCAATTAAATCAACCGGTCCTGAACAACCTGAATTTTGAAAAACCTCGTAACCATTATCCCATAACCATGTTACAGCATAATACTCTGCGAAATCTCCTTTCCTACTTGTGTTTTTAATGGGTTTCATACCAACTGTCTCCTATTTTATATTCACCTGTTAAAGGACAACGCATGTTGTAATGTTGTCCTGCTTTTTCTATTGCTTCTACTCCAAGTCTACCTACAAAGTCTGCTTGTTTTTCTATTACCTGTATCTGCCATTCATCGTGAATGTTAGCCACGAACTTTGCATCTAAACCATTAAGTCTTATATTATTCTCAAGTATAATCAATGCTTTCTTCATGGCTATTGCACCACCACCCTGTAATAAAGTGTTTAATGCTGCATGTTTATGTCTTAAAAGAATCTTACGACCATCTAATCCTTTAAGATAACCTTTCTCTGCTGCTCGGTCAACTCGTTCTTTAAGAGTTCTAAGTGTTGGAAGACCACTAAGAAAGCGTTCTCGCAACCTCTTACCATCTGCTCTGTTTCCTTTAATGATGCTTCCAATTTTTTCATCTCCTGCTCCGTATATAAGGGCATAGATGAAAGTCTTCGCCTCATCTCTTGATTTAAGTCCAGCAAATTGTTGGTTAGCTGTGTGAATATCTCCGTTGATAATTTCATTTACATACTCCTCGTCAGCCATATAGTGTGCCAACAATCTAAGTTCTAATCCACTTGCATCTATACCTACAAGTTTGTACCCTTTAGGAACAACCCAACATGACCTACATTCTTTACCATAAGGGCTGTAAACAGCAGGTACTTGAGCCATGTTGGGACTTCTATGTGCCATACGACCAGTGATAGCACCAGTACAAATGACTGAACCATGTACTCTCCCGTCTTCCTCATACACTGCATCTATCCATGAATGAACCTGAGCTAAACGCTTTTGATACAGTAAGAAGTCTGCTATCAGTTGTGCTTCTTTTATGTGAGTAATCTTTTTAAGAGTAGTCTCATCGACTATGGCTTGACCTGTTGGTGTAAATTTCTGAGGCTTCCATCCGAGTTCCTGTAGTCTTTGTCCTATTTGTTTTCTAGAACCAAGATTAAACTCTTGAAGTGTCTTCCTCATGAAAGGTTTTCTTTCAAGCGTACCCTCTATTATATCGGAGTACTCTTGTTCTGTCAAGCCTTGTTTGGAAAGTTTACCATCTTTTTTTAGTTTAGGTTTAACCATCTTGTCATCAACCCATATAGGTTTGAATGTTTCATGTACTTTATCTTCTGTTTCTTTAAGCTTACAGCTAAGCTCTGAAGCTAAGAACATTGCTTGTTCATCATTGAAAAGAAAACCATTTTGCTTTTGTTGTTCAAGGATGTGTGTAACTTTGTGTTCAAGTTTAATACACTCCTTTGAAAAGCCTATTGATTCCTTTCGTAAATGTCTGAGTAATTTTGTATTGATAGCAACATCTCGTTCACAGTAAGAAAGCATTTCTTTTGTAAAGCTAGACCACTCAGGAGAATCTTTCTTAGGTACTCCTAGTTTGTAACCCCACTTAGCTATGCTGTGTCCTCCTTCTCTTGTAGGATTCAATAGCCTAGATAAAACAAGTGTGTCTATAATTTTATCTGAGTTGTATAAGTCTACACCAGTAAGTTTCTTAATTACAGGTATGTCATAACCAAGTATGTTGTGACCTATAAGTGTGTCTGCTTGTTGTAAAAATTTAATACCCTCGTTAAGGGTGTCTTCGTAGAAGTGATAAAACTTTTCGCTTATCACATCTTGTGCTACTAGACACCATATAACGGAAGGCTTTAACCCGTCTGTTTCTATGTCAAATACTAACTGCATATATATCTCCTATTAAAATGGTATGATTTCTTCGTCTTTAGAATTAAGCATTTCTAAATCTTCGTATTCAGCTAACCTACCTGTTTCTTTATCGTACACTAGAGAACAAGCCATGCCTACATCTCCTGTGTATCTTGATTTAAGTATACGTAGTTTAGTTGTTCGTGATTCCAAGTCATCGTCTGACTGTTGATTTCTTTCAAGTGCTATAACACAGTCGGATAGTTGAGCAATACTATTTGAACCACGAAGATGAGATAAGCTTACACTAATACCATTCTCATGACCCTTGTTGCCTTCGATTCTACGTAAGTGAGACACAAGAATAATACCTGCACCTGTTTCTTCAACCATGCTACGAAGCCTGTGCATGATACTGTCGATAGCCTTACGTTCGTCTCCATCCAACATAGAACTTACTAGCATGTGTAAGTGGTCTACTACAACCCATTTACAATCACAGCCTACAATAAGATATCTAAGCTTTGCAAAGATAGCATCAATATCGTTAGCACCAAAGTGAGCATGGATAAATACTCTATCGTTACTGAATACTTTATCGAACATGCTAGTAAGTTTAGCTTCTCCGTAATCATCACGAACACTATCAATAAATAGTTTGTCACTAGCTTCGATAGAAAGTATACCATCTACAGTACGCTTCCAATCTTCTTCAAGTGCAATGATACCTACGTTGTCATTAGTCTGATTGATTAGCCAATGCTCAAGCTCTCTTGTAATACTAGACTTACCGAGACCAGTACCACCTGTAAGAGTTACAAGCTCACCTGCTCTAAGACCCAACAGTTTTTTATTGAGACCATCCCAAGGATAAGGNACACTCTGTTTACGTTCNCTGTTTAAGAAGTCGTTTTGTTTCTCTGATACCCTGATGATACCACTTGGTGTGTAGACTTGTGCATCCCACCATGCTCTTGTAAAGTCTTGGTGTTTACCTTTGTTGAGCATGTCGTTGGGGTCTTTGTAGCCATTAGGAAGCGTAACTATCTTTGCTTTTCCGGGCTTGATAATACTTGCTACTTTCTGTGAAGCTTCCATACCTGCTTTGTCTTTGTCAAAACATATGACAACATTGTCAAAACTTTCTACATACTCAAGGCTTTCTTTGATGTCCTTGACAGCTGAAGCTGCACCACGTTTGATAGATACTACTGCCCACTTACTACCAAGTAATTCGTAGGTAGCCATAGCATCACATTCTCCCTCAACAATCGTAAGGTATTTACCACCTTCTTTGAAAAGGTTCTGACCAAACAAACCTGAGTCTTGAATAGTACCATCAAACGAAAAGCGTTTGTCTCGTACATATCTAATCTTTGTAGCACACTGCTCATGATTAATGTAGAAAGGATATAAATGCTGAGCCAATTGACCACTTGCATCATACACAACCTTAACACCATACTTTTCTGCAGTCTCTTTAGATATATTTCTATCTGTAAGCTTTGCAAAGATGCCACCATGTGCATTTACATTTGGCTTGGGTGTTGTTGGTTGTTTGATATAGTTTGTCATTGGCGTTACGTTTCCCTCATAGTTTGAATAAAATTTGTCACAACTAAAACATTTTGCAGACCCATCAGCGTTGACAGATACTGCGTCTTTGCTACCACATTCGTGACAAGGCACATGGTATTTAATAAATTTACTTTGTTCTTGCATAATATTACCCTCGGTTTTTAAACAAAAAAGCCACCCTGTTTTACGAGAGTGGCTTCGATTGGAGATATGAAAAGTTAATTAGTCTTCTTCGGTTGAAGCTTCCTCATTAACTGTTTCTTCTTCAGACTCTACCACTGCTTCAGGAGTATCTTTCAAGAGGGTTTCAAGATTGTTCCTATGTCCTGCACTTGCAAAGTTTAAAGCTTCTAAAAGAACTTCCAATGTGCCTACCTTATTGATGGTAACACGAGCATTGTTTTGCAGTTCTTCGTTTTCTATTTTGTTCACATCATAGGATGTGACACCTTCATCGTTCTTAATACTTATTATCATAATTAAAATTCCTCCCCGTCTCCAAACGGGTCTAATTCAGCACCATCTTGAGTCTTTAGTGCTACTAAATCGATAACCTGCATAGCTTGGAAATCCAAACCTTTAAAGCTACCATACTTGTTGTCGGTCTCCCACTCATTGTATTGTACCTTAACATGAGAACCATTGCCAATTACATCATCCATAGTTGACTTGTCCTTGTCAAAAAGTTTAGGTGCATTTCTTACCATGCCATTCGGACCATTTACTTTTCTCTTTATTGTTAAGGCTCTACCAATAGGTGTTTGCCCACCATTCTCATCCTTGATGGATAAGTCTTTTACTTTAAAACCACGAGCTTCAAAGCTATTTGCAACCTCATTGTCTACAACTAAATCAACTGTATACACAGGCTCAAATGTAGTGTTTGGGGTTGTTACTGAAGCCCAGTAGGCTTTTCCTTCTAATACTGCCATATAATTCCTCCTTTGGATTGGCGTTTAATTGGGTACATTATACCCTACTTTGTTATGAATGTCAAGCATTATATCACTCATTGAGTAAAGGCTTTCGTCACATAGTCTTACAAGATAGTCTTCATCAGTCCATCTTACTTCGTAAGCTACTTTGTGTTCGTAAAGTTCTTGATTATGCTCTCGTATCCAATTTTCAAACTCTCGATATTCATCTTTGTTTAATTTTTTAAATTCTAATTCCATATTATTTCCAATGTTTTACAACACCAACAGTTAAAACTATTAATGTTATACTGTTTATTAAAACTAATGCTGTTCCTACGTCCATGATACAAACTCCATATAAGGTTCTTCTGTGTGTCCTTCAGGTAAGAATTGTACCATATCTTTAGCTTCTTGTAAAGTAAAAGTTGTAGCTATGCTTTCTCCCTCATCATCATGAGCTAATAACAAAGCCTTACCTGCATAGTTTCTATCTTTAATACTAAAGTATCTTTGATTGTCTATAAGTAAACCTTCATCATCTACATACATATCATTCTCAATTGTAAGTCTAACACAATCAAAAGTTCTACAGTCTACAAGGTCATAGATTTCTCTGAAGTCTCCTGTATATACTACTTCTTTTATTGTTTCATCGTGTGGATTAATTAATATTCCTTTCATTGTTACCCTCCTAGGCTTGTTATTAATAGTGCTGTTACTAGTATTCCTAGTATAGCTATGTTTACTAAATCATCTCTATCCATTTTATCTCCTTATGTAAATTGTTTATAAAAGATACTCTCAGCTATGAACTCTAGTATCTCTTCTCTATCATCATCAGCATGTAGATTGTATAGATGTGCTATATTATCTATCTCATCTACAAGCAAACCTTTTTCATCATCAGCTAATACATCTTCATATATCATCTCTAATGTTTCGTTGTCGTGTATGTTACTCATCATCTTCCTCCTCTTTTTCGTCGTTTAATCCCATGATAATTATTTTATCATTGACAAACTCTTTACCAAAAGAATCTTCTAATTTTTCTTTCAATGCTTTGTTAAATTCTTTTACTTTATCACTCATCATCTTTCTCCTATTATCCAACAGTCTCTGTGGTATGTCTTTTCATATTTG